TTTTGTTTGTTACACTTGGAAGTTTCGGTATTGCGGGACTTGAGAAATTTGCTGAAAGAAAATGAAAAAGTACGAGGGCGATGGTAAGTTCACCGAAGTGGGTGAAGACACTATGCTTGGAGTCAGTATCAAAACATTGATTGCTTTGGCTATTGGTCTATCCGTTGCCGTAGGTATGTATTACGACCTACAAGCAGACATTCAAATTGCAAAGCAATTACCCGAACCCGCAGTATCACGAACGGAGTTTGACCTCAAAGATGAGTTGGTGCGTTCTACGATTATGTCTAATGCCAAAAACATTGAGGAGATGAAAGCGCAGTTGGATAAGATTGAGAACCGAATATTTGAATTGAGATGAGAACTTGGCTTCTCACATCGTTTCTTCTACTCTCCTTCACCTATCAACCAGAAGGGAAGAGCGTGATTGAGTTCAATGCCTCCTTCAATACAAAGAACGGCTACAAGGACTTGGGTAAGTTATCGGGTGCTAAATTGTACCGAGTGGACATAGAGGCTAAACCCGCACTCAAGGAAAAGTATAAGATCAAGAGCGTTCCTACGCTCATCTTGTTTCGGGATGGCGTGGAGATGTGGCGTTGGGAAGCGGGTATTGATATGAAACTCCATACCCACCACCTTGACATTCAAGATGCAATAAATCGTTTCTAATGGCTAAAATGCAAACGGCTACTTCTTACATTAGCAAGAGCCAAAAGCGAAGAAAGCACTCCAAGCAGGAGAGTGCAAACAAGAAAAGCAAGAACTACAAAAAAACCTATAAGGGGCAGGGCCGATGAATCTATCCAAGAACTTCACTCTAGAAGAGTTGACCAAGACCAGCACGGGCGTATTTAACGGGCTTCCGCAGCACCTATTTGGGAATATGCAATCACTTGTAGATAATGTCTTACAACCAGCAAGAGATGCTCTTGGACCAATTCAAGTCACTAGTTGTTACAGAAGCCCTGCGGTTAATCTAAAGATTGGAGGGTCAAAAACATCGCAGCATTGTTTGGCTCAAGCGGCTGACCTGCGATTTAAGGGGGGCAATGATGTTCTATTTCATTGGCTGGTAGAGAATACTGAATTTGACCAAATCATTTGGGAGTTTGGAACGGACGAAGCCCCTTCGTGGGTGCATATCTCCTACTCCCCAAGACACCGAAAACAAAAACTAAAAGCAATAAAGCAGAATGGACGAACCAAATACCTCCCCCTTTGATGATTGGCTTAACGATTTGGAGGACGCTCCGCAACCGACTTGTGGGATTGATAATCCTGATGAGTGTACTTCTTGCGGCAGTTAGTTGCGGTTCTGCGAAAATCACCCAAGAGAGTGTAGTTGTAAAGGACACGCTTGTAATCACAAAAGAGAGGGTACTTCACGACACGCTAACTCTATTCAAAGACACGACCATCTATCAAGATCGCGTCAAACTAAAGATTGAATATATTGATAATTTTGTCAAGGTAGAAGTTGATTGCCCTTCGGATACCATCCGAGTGACTCAAGTGAAGGTCGTTCAAGCCAAGCAGGACAAGAAAATGAGTTGGGAAGGTTTGGCTGGATGGATTATTGTTATACTCTGTTCAATGGTTATCCTCCGCGCTCTGGTGCAGAAATACTTGTAATATTGGATTTGAGGTATGTATTATCCGATTTGCGCCCATCTAGGCGCATTTCTGGTATATGGACACATCTGATGCGGAGATATGCTCTAAAATCAAAGATTTTAAGATACCATATAGTTGAATCAACTTATCTTAACTAGATATATCTATATCTAACTAGATAACTTAACTAGTTAACTAACTAGTTGTATAAAATAGTCATATATTTGGATATGACAAGGAACGAACTAGAAAAAAAATGGAATGCTATTGAACGAGGCGAAATACCAGACGATTACCAGAACCCATTTTTATCTCACTTCGGATTCTGGGACAAACCCCTTGACCCATCAGAACAAAAAACCAGAGAGCGTGCGCGTAGAGCAAACGGGTTCTGATTTTAAGTTTCTCTATTGGGATGACTATGAAGATTATTCAAGCGAAGAATGACACCGAAATACTACATAGGTAAGCATAAGCAGATTGAGGCATTTGATGTAGTCTTGGACTTCCAAGAAGACAACTATAACATAGGTACTGCAATCACCTACCTGCTTCGCGCAGGTAAAAAGCCTAACAATCCAATGTCGCAAGACATCAAGAAAGCCATTGCTCACCTCCAGCGTGAGTTAGAGCATCAAACGCATAAGTCCGCTAACCACCTTGAATACTTTGAGTTTCACAATGCATCAGCAAAACACAAATCCGATGGAATGGAAATACTATACCAACAAATCAGTACGGAGAAAGATTGACTATCTGCTTAAAGATTCGGCTATGCTATTCGCGAATTGCGAACCTACGCCAGAGGCCAGAAAAAAGGCCCTAATCAAAGAGCAAGAGTACCTCTCACAGATTTACGATTTAGATAAGCACTTTGCAGAGCGTTGTGGATATAAGCGTTAAGATCGGCAAAGTCCCATCTCTTAATGCGTTCTACGCAGGTAAGCACTTTACATACCGAAGCGCAGCCAAGAAGAAATTTAAGGCAGAAGTTCTGGAGCAGTTAAATCAGTACGACAAAGTTCAGTTTAAATCTATGCAGGTGCGGGCAGAGGTAAACTACAGGTATGACATTGACAACTGCATTATGGCTATCAAGTTTGCAGTTGATGCATTTAAAGATTGGGGAGGCATTCAAGACGATACAAAGAAGTTCTTTCCGAAACTCACAATCTTGTATAATCCTGCTATTGAACTGAATACAAGCAAAATAATTTTTACAGGAACCATTGTAGATTAAAAAAAGTGTTGTTCTTTTGAAGTGTACTAAAACACACACTACTATGAACTACAATGAAATCCTAGAGGCAATTAACACTACCTCGCTGACCACAGAAGAAATGAGAAGCCTAAACAATGTGCTAATCATTAAACTTAAGGCAAATCGCAGAGTAAACATTGAGATTGCAAAAACGACATTGAATGTCGGTATGCAGGTAAAGGTTAACCATCCTAAATTAAAGGGTCGCGTTTTTACGCTCAATGCTATTAACCGCACTACGGCATCAGTCACTTCCGACTTCGGGCCAGGTTACAAAGTTCCATTAACTCTTCTTGAGTCAATCTAATATTATCATTATGACTATTGACCAATACGAACAATTAGTTCAGTATCAGAATGCGCGTATCGTTGCGCTAGAGAATAACCTTAAGATAACTAAACACTTACTATCTTTGGTTGAACGCAAACACGACATTGAGGTTAAAGCCAACCTTGATACTCTAGATTATATTAACTCTAAACTTTTCCCAAATGGCTAAAATCACAGACATTACCCCAACGGGGGTATGGAACGACCTCCATAAATTTGATGTATCTATGGACGATGGTTCTAAAGGCACAACATTCGCCAAGACCTCACCTCCTTGGTATTCCGTAGGTGACGAGGTAGAATACACAATCAACCCAAAGGGTGGTATGAAAATCTCTAAAGGAACAGGCCCATTCACAGGCTCTGCACCCGCAGCGTACAATCAGCCATCTGCCCCAGCAAAAGCAGGTTCATTTGGAAACAAAGACGAGCAAATCGCCAGAAGCGTAGCATTCAAGGGTGCTATTGACCTAGCAGTAGCAGGGAAGATCTCGTTAATTGAGATTGCGGAATTTGTAGCGAAGCACACTCCGACAATCACGGGTCAAGCCCCGCAGGGAGATTCATACAAGGAACACTTCCAAGACGAGTCACCATTCTGATTTAAAGCCCCACTTCGGTGGGGTTTTTTACTACCTTACACTAATGACAACACACCCTGCACTAGCAAAAAGCGGAGATGTCTTTGACTACCTCCAGAAAGCCCGAAAGGGTCTAATACCAGAATCATCAAAGTTTGGCTTCCCAGAAATAGACGACTACTTTCGCCTCAAGAAAGGCAACTTTATAGTTTGTACAGGCCACGCAAATGTCGGCAAGACGCACACTATGCTTTACCTAATGCTACTTCATACAATTAAGAATGGCACAAAGTGGCTGGTGTACTCAAGCGAGAATAATGTCAATAGCATACAACGCAAACTCATTGAGTTTCTATGCGGAACTCCAATCAAGCAAGTAGACGATATTCTATTTGCCCGTAAGTACGATTATGTTCAAGCGCACTTTCAATTCATTGACTCCGATGGGTTGTACGATATCTTCGGACTGCTTGAAGTGATGGGCGAAATATATGACGAGTTCCAATTTGATGGCGTAATGATTGACCCATACAACTCACTCACTATTAACCAGAAGAGAATGGGTAAGGTGTCAACTCACGACTACCATTACGAGGCAACTAGCAATATCCGTATGTTCTGCAAGAACTATAACTGCACTACAATCGTAAACACCCACCCTGCCACCGAAGCACTGCGTAAGATACACTTTAAGGGACATCCCTACGCAGGACACCCGATACCCCCAATGGCTTCAGATGTGGAAGGAGGCGGCAAATTCGTTAACCGAGCAGATGAGTTTGTGGTTATACACCGCTACACACAACACGAAACAGATTGGGTATTTACCGATGTACACATTCGCAAGGTAAAAGAACTAGAAACGGGAGGCAGACCAACCCCACTAGATAGCCCAATACGCCTACATTCAATGAAATTCAATGTCGGATATTTTATCGGTTACAAGTCATTGATTACCTTTCCAGAAATAAACGATACCAAAGATGTTCCCTTCTGACCCATCATTCAACGAATTACATATTCGCGAACGCCAAATCATTCTTGGACAGATAATGATTGAACTCAAAGAATTAGCAGAGATATTTGAGGGCGATACCCAGAACGGAATCATAGATAATATCATTGACCTAATCAGTATTGACGAATGCCTAGCCTATTTTCTAAACTATGAAAGGTCTGCAAACGCAAAACTATCTGAAGCCCGACTACAGAACGCAAAGCAGCGTCTGGAGATACAAGGCCTAAAAGACGAACTAACACACCTACAAAAATCACTAGACAATGCAGCAGAGCGACTATAATAACTTTCAACCAGACAATTACCTAACGGCAAAAAATGGGGAGATCTTCCAGATAAAAGAGAAGACAACCTATTTCTGTAAAAAATGCACCTGCCGAAACTACACAACTTGCCAGAGGGCAAAAGAAATGAGTGGCTATGTTCTGGAATCAGTACAGACCAGAAAATTATTTGAGGTTACTCAAGCCTATGTGCTTGAGAAGTTTGAAAAAGGAGAGATTAAAGAAGTAACATACACTAAAGGACAATGGAAATAGAAGAATTATTTGCAGCCAAAGAGATATTCTTTGAGCGCGTAGGTCTTAAAGAAGACCAAAGCCGTAAGCGTAAACTAGTATATGCAAGAGCAGCATTCGTAAACGCCTTTAGGCGTGAGGCTGGGCCGAGCGTTATGGGTAGAATTATTGGGCGCGAC